TCTGTATTCTCTCTGAGTGCTTTGTCGACTTTTGTGATCTTTTCTTTGAGTTTCTTTGCATAATGCCTTTTATCCTCTGCCTGTTTAGTAGCTTTTGCTGCTCGTTTTTCTGCATCTCGTAACCTCTTTTGTGATTGTTTACGTGCTTTTACAGCGAAAGAATAGTAGTAATTTGATTTAGGTGCGTTGGGATCTTTCTTAGGTCTCCCACGCTTTCGTTGTTCGGTCATTCGTCTATTGTTTGGATGTGTCTGCTTTACGTGGTTTTTGATAATCTTTTTTTGGTGCAAAGTATTTTTTACTTTGTGTTCTATCATACCCAGTTAAAGCATCTATACCTTTTACAACTAAGTTTAAAACACTATATTTACCTAACGGTGATCCTGTTGGGTTTTGTTCTGTTTTTTCAGCCATCGATCGTTACCCCTTTCTTGGGTGGAAGTAGTACAACACCGTGTATAGCTTGTACATTTACGTTCGTTGTTTCTTGTTTACCCAGTCCGACTCTGTTTAAAAGCGATTCTGCAGCCCTGAAGCGTAGGTCATCCCCTCTTTCAGGTACTGGGTTGTCAATTGTGCTTACAAGGCGTGTAGCCGCCTTAAATGCGTTCATAGACAGCACGTTTTGTGTGCGTCTGA